CTTCCCTTTTGCGAGCGCTAATGTGATGATTGCGCGGTAGTCGCTTTGTGCGCTTTTGCCCATTGCAGGGTCCGTAAAAGAGACTATGCGCTCGATGTGGTCAGGCAAGCGTTTGTAGTATTTGAACCACTCTCTGCGAAACTTTATACCTTCCGTGATCGGGTTCATGAGGTAATGTCTTTGGAAGCCAATGGAGCCGATCGCTTGTTCAATAGCCTTTAGCGCCTCCATCGTGTATGCTTCCTTCCAAAGCGGCTTACCATCCTCAATTGCCTTTCTCAGGATGAAGCGAATCTGCGGGTTGTCCGGCTCGTTCTCGCAATCCATCTTAAAATAATTCAGCGCGCTGTCGGCATGCGTGAGGTTGCCGAGCCAGATAATTACGCCTTTGTCCGGCTCCATCGGCAGCGCACCGAAGCATTCCTCGCGAACGAAGTCCTTTTTCTCTTTCGCGATACGAGGGTTCTGCGCTTGGTGCCCTTCGAGGTCATCCACCACGATGTAGTCGGGTCTATACGAGCCGTGCAGAAGTCCGCGTAGGTTTTGTTTGTATCCGCGAGCCAGAAAGCGGCAATTGGCGCGGGTCACGAAGTCAGACTCTGCTACGACGCCGGGAAGCATCTCGCCAAAGTCCATCTTTATGCGCTCGTTGTGTTGGAGCTCCGCTGCTATGGCTCCGGTTCGCTCTGTGGCTGTGTCTTCGTCGGCAGATGCGCATACAAAGAAGTGTATGTCTCCGCGAAGCATCTTCCAGATCGGTATCGTGTCTGCCACAATCACAGACTTGCCGTGTCCGCGCGGGCCGGCATAAGCAGTAATCGTCTTTGGTGTTTCCGGTATCGCTATCAGCTCATCATGGAACTCGCCGAAGTCGCGGGTAATGTGATGAGGGAAGTAGGTTTTAGCGAAGTATTTGTAGTCCGCTAATGCCTTAGACTTTCGCTTCTGAATGGAGACCGGATCGCTATCCTCGAAAGGCTTAGCTTCCAGCTTTATTCGGTCGATAAGCTTCATAATCTCTTTATCATAATTGCGTGCTGTAATCATTTAGCTATCCTTGGGCGCATAACGCTTTTTGAGATATTCGCCGATGGCGGGAATGTGCTCCTGCCAGAGCTTTGCGAAGTCGTGATCCTGCGTTTTGGTGATGTATTCGGTGATGCCTTCCATGAAGAGATATAGCGAGTTGTATATCTGCCGCGTGGGCGCGATACGGTCTAACACCTTTGTCAGCTTCGCGAGCTTATCGACTTCCGCGGGATCGCCAAGAAGATCGTTCTCGGCCATGTCCTGAAGATGCTTGTATAACTGCTTTTCTACGGAGGCAATGACCTCGATATTGCCGACACGTTTATAGCTCTCCCATTCATATCTGCGGCGCCAGTTATATAGTGTTTTCGATGGTATTTTAAGCTCTTTAGAAATCTGAGCCATGCTGTTTCCTTCCAGGTAAAGCATCATCGCTCTGTCGCGATCGTGCATAGTGTATGCCATAGTTTACTCCTTGTCTGTTAAGTTTTTGCGCGCATAGTCCACAATCATTTGTTTCAGCGATGCGCGTGTGTTTGGGTCGATATTCATGTATGGCCGTGCAGGAATGGTGACGGAGGGTTTGAGCGCATAGAGGGCTACGAGACTGCCATCTTCTTGTTTTTGCAAGATAACACCCTTCCTGATGAAGGTGTCGCTAAAGTGTCGCGGATTACGCTTCGCTGCCTCACTGGTAAGTGGAATAGCTAAAGCCTTTGCGCGCTTTGGTCTAATGACGCCACCCTCGTGGTGAATCCTCGCATATACGAGGTTGGATCCGACAGTCACCTTGTCGCCGGCTATGATGTGGCGGATTGAGTTGATGAGCGCACCGCTTTTGACGAGAGTGGTTCCCCTCGACTTAGAAGGCGGCGTGACCTGGTTGGATCTTATGCGCCTCTTTATCTCGCGAGTGATGAGCATGCCCATCGCGTTGAGCAAGCGGTCATTCATATATTTACGCCCATCCTGCGTCTTGCGGCCGTGTATTTTGCGTCAAAAAAGCTGGGATCGTTGTGTTCCTTTGCTTCCAGTTTTATCAATCCTTTAGCTATCTGTTCCAACAGCTTAATTGCGTTATCATAATCCCTTATCACGTGCTCCGGCAGACCGCGTGCCTGCGTTCGCGCCCAGAGGTTTCTGACTGTAATATCTGTGCTGATCGAGCTGATCAGCTTGGGTGTGCTTTCCAGCGGAAGCTTCACTACGGTTGATATATAGCCATCGATAATGCCGTCTGCTTCATCTATGAAATCCCTAATGTCCTCATCTGCCATGTCTCCGGTGATGAACTCCTGATATGTGCCCAAACGGGCGCTCACCGTGCTTTCGTCTGTGTATGCCATTTTAACTCCTTATCTAACTGTGAAATTAAGCCTATATACGCTCATGCCCGGCAAGATGCCGACAAACTCACCTTCGCGCAAAAGACAGCGTCCAATGTATTTGTCAGCCGGTGTGCTCGGCTTCTCCGTGCTGTTATAGCGAACCGGTTTGTCGTGCAGGACAGCAATAGTCTGATCGAGAAGGTCAAACATTGCGTCCAGATTGTCGCCACGAGATATGTAATTGTCGATGATATAGACGTCTATAGACCATTGCAGGCGCGCCAGTGTGGCAGCATCCGTCTCATTGTGGAAGCGATTGATTACCACCATCGCTGCCGGTGGAAATATGCTCGCATTGGCGGGATCCTCAAACTGCCCTTCGTAGGGCTCGGCTTGTTTCAGGTTCAGTTGATTGCTGTCTGAGAGCCGATCAATAAACCATTTCATCATTTTTTTTGTCATCGTTCCTTCCTTCTTTTTGCTGGGGTCAGTATATCGCAGAATGGCAAAAACCTGCCAAAATACACGTAATATACGATATAAATAATCGAAAAAAGGCAGGTCGTAGTATCATGCCCTCAGAAAGCAAGGAGCTGCACAATGAAAATAAAGAACAAAATACTGATGGCTTTTTCCACCGAAGTGAAGAAGGTGCCCACCGAGATTCACGTGGTGCCGATCGGCGAGTGGAAGGAAAGAGAGTTTCGCATCGTAAAAGAAGATTGCGAAGATATTATCACCAATTTCGAGGAATTCGGGATTGACCTGGTCATCGACTATGAACACCAGAGCCTGAATAGTGCATGGAATGGAGCTCCCGCTCCGGCAGCCGGTTGGATACACAAATTAGAGCTGCGCGAAGACGGAATATGGGCAACGGAAGTATCTTGGACAGAGGAAGCAAAAGAGCTAATTGAAGGCGGCAAATACAAGTATGTCAGCCCGGTAATACAGTTCAACGATCATGACCGTCATGACGATAGTTGGATTGGCGCATCTCTGCATTCTGTGGCGCTGACTAACACGCCTTATTTCCGAGATGATCTGCATGCATTTAGAAAGAAAAACAATAACGTTGCGCCGGAAGATAGCGCAGAAAAAGAAAAGGAGACTCAGATGGAAAAGCTGAAGAAAGAGATCGAAGAGCTGAAGCAAGGCTCGGCTGAGAAAGATCTCCAAATCGAAGAGCTTACGAAGCAGGTTGCGGCTAAAGATGCCGAGCTGGCTGAGCTCGAAGTCGTGAAGAAAGTCGATGATGCCATCGCCGCTAAAAAGCTGCTGCCGGCGCATCGCGAGACTGCCATATTTATGGCGAAACAAGGGGAAGAGACGTTGGGGAAGTTTATGGCATCCGTGCCCACTACTGACCTGACACAAAGCATACACATTCCTGAGCAGACAAAGAATGAAGCCGAGGGAGATCCCAAGGAGCGTTATTTTGAGCTGCTCAAGGATCCGGCAAAGCTGGAAAAATTCAAGAAAGAACATCCCGAAGAGTTTAACAAGTTGCGCGATAAAGCACTCTATGGAGGTAAATAATGGCTGGCTTTTTTAGGGAATTATGGAACGACAAGGTCTTGCAGGCCTTGATTCGTAAAATGCAAGAAAAACAGTATATCGTAAACACGATTACTGACTACACGCCGTTCACAAGCGGCTCAAAAGCAAGCGGGTATAACGGGCCGCTACTCGACGGGTTGACTGTTCAGTCTTTTCCCGTCACTACTCCCGATGATCCGTCTCGCGGAGCTATCAGCTTCTCTTTCAATCAGAAGAGAGGGGTGGTATTCACCGTTAGCGACATCGACTTGGTTCAGTCTGACGTAAATCAGATTGATGAGCTCGCAGATCAGGCCGCTGAGCTGATCTTAGACGACTACGATGCCTTCATTTTGAAGAGCATGATCGCAGACCTTTCTGCCACATCCGGCTTCAAGAACACCATCGCAGATACGACAAACAGCAAAATCACTTTTGCTGACTTCCTCGATGCGAAGAAGAAGCTCGATTTGCAGAAAGCACCGAGGCGTTCGCGCACTTGCGCTATTCACCCGCTTTTTGAGGGTGATCTCTATCATATCCCTGAGTTTATTTCCAGGGACAAGATCGCGGACACTAACGCGATCAAAGAAGGCGTGATTGGGCGTATTCTCGGTTTCGACGTGATCTCTACTGCTGATCTTCCTCTCGTGAAGAGTTCTTGGGCAGCAGAGGCGGGAGCCACCTTGCCGGTTTGCCTCTTCTACTCCAGCGCCGCTTTCGGCTTTGGGCGCCAGAAAGAGATGGAAACCAAGTCCAGCCCGGACGCTAAGGTTCCCGGCGATACTATCGCTATCTACTCCGTCTATGGTGGAACCACACAGAAAGATAACTATATGATCGCTTATCGTAAGGATAAGTAAGGAGGTATGACGTGCGTAAGCTGTTCTTCGCTGTCCTGATGATCCTGATGGCCACAATGCTGTTTGGGCAGCATCTCGTCCGCGATGCCACCGGTGCCGCTGTTCCCTATCTTGGAACGCGGTGGGAGGCTCGCACAGTTGCGGCCGCAGACACAAGCTGGCAAAAGGTGGAAATCCCGGAAGGAACCTATGAGCTGCTCGTGCAGCCCACGGCAGGAATATGTGTCTCTGCCGACTCTACCTATGCTACTGTAAATAATGAATTTGCGCTAACCGACACTACACAGACCACCACACTACCTGTTCACAACATGGTGGCGATATGGGTTCGGAGAGCATCCGCAGGAACCGCTGCCGGACTGAAGATTATATTCCGAAAGTGGTGACAAACAACTAACGACAGCGCCGGCTCATGCGGGTCGGCGCAATTTGAAAAGGAGTTAAAATGCTGACCGACTTTTTACTTAACAACACACAGTTTTTCCTTGGCCTTATTACCACGCTCATAGTTTGGGCGATCTATAAGATCAGCCAAGTTCGAGTAGATAAAAACAAGGTCTTGAATGTTTTAGGTCTCATCCTGGACATCATTCAAGATATTAAAACAGGTAATGCAACTTCCGAGCTGCCTGATAGCGAAAAGAAGCTTCTCGCTATCGATCTCATCGAAAAGAGCGTTCCGCCCAAGAAAAAGAAGTTTATTCAAAGGGTGTTTGGATCGCTGGGTGGGGCGGTGGAATTTGTGTATCATAATCGAAAATCGCTTTTCACAGCCGCAGCCGCGGTCTTGAAAAAGATATTTTAAGGAGTTAAAATGGCACGCTTTTTTAAGAGAGTTTTATACCGGAGCGCCGCTCCCATCGTGACGTCTGTGAAGAAGGGCGGCAGCTATCCAAACTACACTGTGTCCGGCTGGACACCATTGCCCGGAAGTGTTGAGGTCGCTACCATGCAGCCTGACGCAGACATCGAGACGCCGGCAGACGGTGGATCCACCAATGCTGTGCATGGTGAGCAGTTGCCTACAGAAATCACCATCACAGATTTCTCGAAATCGGACTATAACACGCTTCGTGCGTTGAATAATACCAAGCAGGACATTATGTTCCTGGATCCCGATCAAGAAGACACGGCTTTTGTGGCGCATGGAGTTCGTCTCTATGTGAAATTGGATGTGCAGACTGCCGGAGTTCCGAAGATCATGATCTCCGGGCTTCGGAAATATGCGACATCCCTCGCCACATCCCCATTCCAAATGATCGACGTGACATAAGGGCGGCTAATAGCTGCCCTTTAAGGGAGTTAAACAATGTTTCATGAAGTATATATTAGGCTCGCAGCATCAGAGACGTTTGAGCGGACGCTGGGTCTCGGATCCGGCCCTTTGGACGATGCTTATCGGCTGAAGATGGTAGATGCTGATGCAGCCATAGAGATGGAGCCCAATCTGCGAGACATAGGCGATGGGACGGCCTACGTGGCGTCGGAGGGGATCTCCTTCAAAGCCGCAACCCTAAAGGTCTCCCCTTCCGAGCTGGAGCTGTTGAAGGCTTTTGATGGCGAGATCTGCGATATTCTCTTCCTCGATCCCTATTCGCTGAACCTGAATATAGCGGTCTATCGCCTGCGCATTCACGTAGTCCCGATTGCGCAGAGTGCCGATGTTGCGCTGATCGCCCTCACCGGCAATGAAGCCGTGAATCTGAGAGCGACTAAGCGAGGTGTGTTCATCGAGGACTTTACGTCCAATAACGACTTCGGCATAGTTCGGGGCCGCGTGGTGGACGAAAGCGGTGATCCTCTGAAGGGCGTATTGATCACAGATCAGGGCGGCTACTATCCCGTGAAATCAGGGCCGGACGGAGAGTTCAATCTTGTTTTTATAGCCGGCTCCCAGAAAGAGTTATACGCGTCTCTGACGGGCTATACTTTCGGCAAGATCACTTTGGACGTTCCTGAGTATGATGTTATCGATATTGGTGATTGGGAGGGAGTAATATGACGCTGAATATGCTGATCCCGATCCTTGTTTCTGCATTCCTGGGCTTCTTGAATGCCATCATTTTGGCAAAATATAATCAGGCGATAAAGCGTGATGAAAAGCGCCAGGATGAAATAGTGCAGATAAAGAAGGACTTGGCTGTGCTGCAACGCGGATACGTGACAGAGGACAAATTGCGAGTCGTGATGAAGGAGGAGCTACACAAAGCTTTTCAGGATTACGAGTTGCGCTTGATTAACGAAGGCAGGTTGGAGCCAATTAAAACGATGAATAGGAGGAAAGATGATAACTCTGCAAAGAGATAATAATAATAATGTGATGCCGATCACACGACTCGGCGATAACATAAACCTCGATGGGAGCTCTGCGCATGATCTGAGTGGCGTAATCAGCGCAACTGATGGAAGCGTGGTTCGGCTCGCTTGCGCGGAGCCCATCTATTTTGCCGTCGGCGAAGAGCCCGAAGCCGCGGATGGCGATGGCATAATCCTGATCGGTGAGCTCTCTTTCTATCTTCCTGCCGGACATCAGGTGTCTGTATTCGGTGGCGAGGCCTCCCTCACGGTTCTTGAGTGATGAGCCTTAATCAATTAAACTATTTCGGCTTCGGCGCTTATGCGCTACCGGGCATGATGTCTGAAAGCACTATATTGCGTGATTACCTCAATCCCGCAGTCTCCGAGGTGGTTGTGTCCTTTGCTGCCAGATGCCCAAAAGTCTTGTCTGTAATGCAAAAGATATATGTTGAGACAATTTGGGCGCAGATAGATGAGTCGGTGGGGGACGTTGTTATCCCCACGGATGTCGATTGTGAAATCGTTTTAGATATGATGATAAGGGGCATTGAAAAGGAGTATCAATAATGAAGAAAAACGTTAAATATGACAAATATAAAGATGACGTGCAGGCGGTGCTGAGTGCGGGTCATGACGACGATTCATGTGCCGCCAAGCTCGCAAACGTAGTTGACCAGGCTTATGAGTTAGGTGGATTCAACAAAGACTTGATCCTCAACGGTGTGGCGATTGGCAAAGAGCGCAGTGTTTACGGTATGCGCTTCAGAGATAATGGTAGCAGCTATACTTATGAGCGCACAGGCGCCTTAGCGTCTGTAGCGACAAACGTGCAGCCACCAGATGATTATCTTCCTGTGCACAATCGCATGCGTCGCTGCATACTAAAACCTGACGGAACTGTAAATTACTACCTCGACGCTGATGACTCGATGTGGAAAGAGGGGAGCTCGAAAGGCGAAGCTCTGAGTGTTGTGGGTGTGTATGCACCACACAGCGAGGAAGATGCTTGGGTTCAAATTGACGGGACGGCAGATGCTGCGCATATCGGTAGTTGCATACTGCTGGAAGACATAGCCGGCACCAGGAAATGGTATGCCATTATAATAGATGTAGATTCCGATAAATACATATTGTCTAATCCCCTCATGATCAGCTGGGGTCTCAACGCAAGCAATAATCCATGTGAGTTTGCCTGGATTGGAGATGCTAAATTAGACGGTTCGGACGGCCAGTTCATGGTGGATGTTCCGAGCTTTTGGTATAAAGTGTCTGATGAAATAGATGATGCCGGCACGTGGAGGCGCCACGACATTAGCTTGCGCTATTTTCCTGATGCCAAGTATATGCCGGGAAGCTTTATCGGTGCGACTGAGGCGGTTATTAGTGATGTGTCCGGCAAAGCCGTTGACGGATGGACAGGAACCTGGGACTCACAAAACAAGGTCTGGGAAGACATTGCTTATGCCGGTCTCGGTGAGAAAATGCTGTCTGTTTGCGGCTTCTATCCCAGAACTTATGTCTATCGTAGTGATGTGCGAGACAAGTCAGCTGCCGCAGGCGCAAGCTACCACCAATATGGCTTTTTCAACAATTTAGCTGTGCAGTATTTAATGATGATCGAATACGCTGACCTGAATACACAACGCGCCATGGGTGATGGTGTAGTTAGCTTCGCAGGTGGCGGAATCGACTGGGTTGCATATAACGACAGCCGTCCAATTAGGCGCACAGGCGACACAATCCGTGCCGGCAATAAAACGTGGGATATGTCCACGCTTGCTTCTCTGGCGCAGATGGAGGCCAATGGCGGCAATGTCTATACCATTCAGTCGCTGTCCTATCGCGGCATAGAAAACCCGTGGGGGCACGTATGGAAGTGGGTGGACGGCATAAACTTCGAGTGGCAAGCTAATGACGGCTCTACTTCGTTTGCTTACCCCTTTGTCACAGATGATCCTGATAAGTTTTCGGACACACTCAAAGATCATGTTCAGTTGCCTGACCGAATGGAGTCTGCCGCGTATGAGGATGGCGATTGGGTGAGAAAAAACAGATGGTGGAAAGACCCTTCGCCGGAGATGCTGCCAACTACGATCAGCGCATCCGTTAGCTCATATGTCGGCGATTATGCGTATTATCCGTCTGGCAGTCCATCTGCGGGGTATCTGAGGGTGCTCGCGGTCGGCGGGTACGCGTCCT